GATATTATTTCCGGTGTAAATCCTTTTATGATTGACGCAAAAGAGTAAAGCAATCTCCACTTATCGTCCATATGTCCATTTTTACGATATTTACCTGAGTACCTTGAGAATGGTTGACAAGGAGCACATCCAACAAGTACTTTAGTTGTATTTTTAGGATAATAAGTCTTTATATCATTAGATGTTAAAGTAGAGATATCCTTACATACAAATTTTGCATTGTTATTGATTTCATAGGAAAATCTACAACTTTCATCAATATCAAAACCCACAGACACAGGAATGCCGGCATCTTCCAAGCCATGTGTAAGCCCACCGATTCCACAGAACAAGTCCACTGCAACAAT